GCTTACAAGTCAGCATATGAAACTGGTGACTCTGATGCTCTTATCGAAGCTCAAGAAGCAATAGCAAAGCTTAGTGTAGAAAAGGATAAGTATGATTCATACAAGCCTAGACCTGCGCCTAAGCCTGCGCCAGAACCACAGTACCAACAGCAGAATATGCAGCCTCGAAAACCCAGTCAAATGGGTGTGGAGTGGTCAGAAGACAACCCTTGGTTTGGGGAGTGGAGCAAAGACTACGATCCTGAAATGACAGGGTATGCATTTGGCGTTCATGAAAAACTTGTAAAAAGTGGTATTGCGCCAGACACTGAAGAGTACTATAATGAAATTGATGATGCGATGCGTCGTGTCTTCCCAGATGAGTTTGACGATGAGCCTTTTGAGGAATTAGCACCTCAACGTCAGACAGGCAACGTGGTTGCCCCTGCCGCTAGAAGCGGTAAAAAACCACGCAAAGTGCAACTGACCTCAACGCAGGTTTCTCTCGCCAAGAGACTTGGTCTGACAAATGAACAATATGCGGCGCAATTAATGAAGGAAGTGAAAAGATGACGAACCGAAACTCACGCAACACAGAGACTCGTGACGAGTCAAAACGTAAGGTGACATGGGAAAGACCTTCGGCGTTACCAATCCCCGAACCTAGAAACGGTATTGAATACCGATGGGTTCGCACATCAACACTTGGGAATAGTGACAATACGAATGTTTCTTCTAGATTTCGTGAGGGATGGACACCTGTTCGTAAAGATGATCACCCAAACCTTCAAGTTGTGTCTGATATCGATTCTCGATTTACAGACAATATTGAGGTCGGTGGATTGCTGCTATGTCAGAATGATGCCGAAAATGTGCAAGCTAGACGTGATGCACAGCAAAGACAGGCCGAAGGCCAAATGGATGCTGTGGATAATAGCTACTTGCGTAACTCAGACCCTCGTATGCCCGTTCTAAATCCAGAGCGAAGCACACGATCTTCGTTTGGCAAGTGACTCGAAAGGGTAGCTTGTCGTAATTTTAAACTTTTAGGAGTATGAGACATGGCTACTACAGCAGCTCCCTACGGTCTACGTCCGATCAGACGATCAGACGGAATGCCGTATGCAGGTTCTACGAACCAATATCTCATCGATCCCGCAGGTGAGGCCACTAATCTATTTTATGGTCAAGCTGTTATAATCGGGGCAGATGGGTACATTGCGTTGGCTACAGGTTCAGGTGCAGACCTAACCTCCAATAGCATATCAGGCACTTCAGGCGTTGGCGCAATAGGCGTTTTCGTTGGTTGTGAATACGTTAACTCTTCAGGTCAACTGATACAGGATCAGCATTATCCATCTGGTACATCCAATGGTGATGCGATTAAAGCCTATGTTATTGATGATCCAAATGTACTATTTCAAGCACAGCTTGATGGTACAGGCGCTCAAACAATCATTGGCACAAACACATTCTTTGCGGCAGCACAGTCTACCTCGACAGGTTCTACCTCGACAGGTAACTCTACATCTGCATTGGATGCTACTGTAAAAACGGCTGCGGCAGCGTTCCGCATCGTTTCTCATGTGTCAGATCCAGGTGATGCATTCCCAGATGTTCTTGTTAAGTTCAATCCAGGTGCTCACCAAATGACAAATAATGTTGGCTTATAAGGAGTTTAGACGATGGCTATATCACGCGCACAGCTCCTCAAAGAGCTACTACCAGGTCTTAACGCATTATTCGGATTAGAGTACGAAAAGTATGAAGGCGAACATGCAGAGATCTATGAAACTGAGAACTCAGATCGCAGTTTTGAAGAAGAAGTGAAGTTGTCAGGATTTGGCGCTGCCCCAGTGAAAGCTGAAGGCGCATCAATATCTTATGACAATGCACAAGAATCATTCACATCTCGTTACAACCACGAAACGGTTGCAATGGGATTCTCCATTACTGAAGAAGCAATGGAAGATAACTTGTATGATTCGCTATCTGCTCGTTATACCAAGGCACTAGCTAGAGGTATGGCATATACAAAGCAGGTAAAATCAGCAGCATTGTTGAATAATGGTTTTACCACATTCAACTCAGGTGATGGTGTAACTTTGTTTTCAACCGCTCACCCGACTGTAGAGGGAACAACAAACCGAAACAGACTTGCTGTTAACGCTGACTTAAACGAAACATCTTTAGAGCAAGCGGTTATTGATATTGCTGCGTTCACTGACGAACGTGGTCTATTGATTGCAGCACGTCCTCGCAAGTTGATCGTTCCACCTGCATTGATGTTTGTTGCGACTCGTTTGTTGCAGACAGACCTTCGTGTTGGAACAGCAGATAATGATATCAACGCACTTAACACTAACGGCTCCATACCAGAAGGTTATCGTGTAAATCATTATCTAACTGATAACGATGCGTTCTTCTTAACTACAGATGTTCCAAATGGGATGAAGCACTTCGTGCGTACTCCAATGCAGACATCTATGGACGGAGACTTCGATACAGGTAATGTTCGCTACAAAGCGAGAGAGCGTTACTCTTTCGGTGTATCAGATCCACTAGGTATGTTCGGATCTCCAGGTGCATAAGTTCAATTGAACTTTTACAGGGGCGGGTTTACTCGCCCCTTTCTTTTTTCGTAAGATATGTTATTGTTAATTTATCCCTGACAGCGGCATGCTGCTGCTGACATAACCCAAGACAGGAGATCGACATGGGTACAACAACTTTTTCTGGCCCTATAAAGGCAGGAACAATTAAGAATACAACTGGAACAACTCTTGGTTCAGACATCAAGAACACTGGTCAAGTTGTTATGGCACAAACATTTTCAGTAGATTTATCTGGTGGAGCGGTGGCTGCGTCTGTAACAGACGTTGTTATTCCTGCAAATTCTCAAATTATTGACTGTATTATTGATGTTATCACGGCAGCTAACACCTCAACAAACTTGAGTGTTGGTGATACTGTAGGTGGCGCTGCAACTATTCTGAACACATTTGCAAGTGGAACCGATGCAGGTCGTAAATATCCAACTACACAAGCAGGCGCGGCGTTAGCATGGCAAGACACAGGTACAGCGGATATTCGTTTAACTGTTACTGGTTCTGCTGCAACAAATGCGGGTTTAGTTCGTTTTACAATTCTGTATCAGCAAAACAATAACCTAGCATAATAGGAGGCTAGTATGGCAGGACAAGAGGTACGGGCTTTTAACGTAGCTACTTCTGGTTTCTCAGCAGGTCTAGTCGGGCCTTCTCGCAGTAGACTGCAAGGAGTTCTGGTATATTGCACCAATACAACTGCTTTCACGATTAAGAATGGATCTGCTACAGGAGATACGCTTCTTGATCTTACATTGCCTGCGGGATGGAACGATGTGTTTCTCCCTAACGATGGTATACTGGCAGACAATGGTTGTTTTGTTTCTGCGTTAAGCGGATCTGGATCAGTGATTACTCTTTTACTGGAGTAGATATGTCTGAAAAGAAATCAAAAAAAGATCCCCGCCTCGCAAGGGCAGGGGTCTCTGGTTACAACAAACCAAAGCGTACACCTAATCATCCTAAAAAGTCACACATCGTTGTGGCAAAGCAAGGGGATAAGGTAAAGACAATTCGCTTTGGTCAGCAGGGAGTTAAGACAAATCAAACTGTAGGTCAGCGTAAAGCTTTTAAATCTAGACATGCTAAGAATATTAATAAAGGAAAGATGAGCGCAGCTTATTGGGCAGACAGAACTAAGTGGAGTCCAAGCAAAACAAAGTCTAGTTCTCCTAAATGGAAGAAGGGGTCATGACTATCTCTCGTGCTCAGATGGGAAGTCAATTGAAAGGTAATAGAGTGAAATTAGATAAAGCAGGATTTGATCCAACTGGTGATGACGCTAAAGACCTTGGCATAATTCGTATGGGCAAAGGTGGAAAAACTGAGAGTAAAGTTAATCAAGCAGGTAACTATACTCAGCCTACAAAAAGAAAGCGTATATTTAACAGAATAAAAGCAGGTGGCAAGGGCGGAGCACCTGGACAGTGGTCTGCTAGAAAAGCTCAGATGCTTGCTAAAGCTTACAAAAAAGCAGGGGGAGGTTACAAAGATTGATGGCACTTACTAATAAGAATAGAAGGAAAGTAAAAAAAGTTGTGAAGGGTTTGAAAAAAGCTTCAAAGCTACACGCTAGTCAGGCTAAAACTTTAAAAGGTATAATGAGAAATGGCTCTAAAAAAGTCTCAAAAAAGCCTTAAATCTTGGACTAAACAGAAGTGGCGAACTAAAAGTGGCAAGCCTTCTACCCAAGGCAGTAATGCTACTGGCGAACGCTACCTCCCTTCTTCGGCTATTAAGTCTCTTAGCTCTTCTGAGTATGCAGCCACATCAAGAGCAAAGCGAGCAGGCAAGGCTTCAGGCAAGCAGTATGTGGCTCAACCTAAAAAAATTGCAAAGAAAACGAAACGACACAGAAGTGTAGTCACATAGGAACTTATCATGGCAGTAGTAACACCAGACCTACCAGAACTATTTGAAGAAGCTTACGAGCGAGCAGGTCTTGAAATGCGTTCAGGCTATGATCTTAAAACGGCTCGAAGGAGCCTTAACATTTTAACATTGGAGTGGCAAAACCGTGGGCTTAATCTCTTCACTATTGAATCTAATACTCTATCCATTTCGGCAGGTACTGCGACTTATACGCTACCTTCGGACACGATTGACATCATCGAACACCAAATCCGCACAGGTACAGGTACAAATCAAACCGATACCACCATCCAAAGGGTCAGTGTCGCAACCTACGCCCAACAAACCAACAAAGAAACGCAAGGTAGGCCGACCCAAATCTACGTCCAAAGGCTCCCAACGGAAACAAAAATAACCTTATGGCCTGTACCAGACAGCACAACCACATACACCTTATCTTACTTTAGGCTCAAAGGTATAGACGGTCTGACTTCTGGTGTGGGTTCTTCAGTTACATCTGTACCACCACGCTTTGTGCCTGCTTTGGTTTCTGGATTGGCTTATTACATAGCTATGAAAAGACCAGAGGTTGCTGCAAGAACAGCAGCATTGAAACAAGAATATGAATTTCAGTTTCAGCTTGCAGCGGGTGAAGATGAAGAAACAGCATCAATCAAGTTCGTTCCTTTTGATACGTTTATGGGTGGCTGATGAGTTACGCAAAAGCTAAATATGCCTTTGGTTTCTGTGACAAGACAGGGTTTAGATACCCTTTAAAAGATCTTGTTCCTGAATATAATAACGGAGTTAAGACTGGATTTCTTGTTGGAAGAGATGTTGTTGATCCAGATCAGCCGCAAAACTTTCTTGGTAGATTAAAGATAAACGATCCTCAGTCCTTGCGTGATCCAAGACCTGATAGGGCTTTGTTGGAGAGTAGAGCTTTATACGGATTTAATCCTGTAGGAAGTCAGGGAACCCTTATGACTGCATCAGTTGGTAGGGTATCTGTTACTACAACAGAGGTAGAGACAGTGACTGGAGTATCTGCTACAGGAGCAGTAGGTTCTGTAACTGTATCAGTTGCTGATAGATTTGATAGCACATCAGTCACATTAGACTCAACATCACAGACATTTGACGAGGGATAGAACATGGCTTTACAAAGTGTAGGAATAGGAAGCAGCG